CTCTCCGCAAGGCGAGCAACGTCGTCGTCGTCAAGGGGGGCTCAACGGTCAAGCAAGAAACATTTCTGCTGGGCCTGTTCGGTGACACTTCGTGCCCGACGTTTAGCATAAAGTACGCTTACGATCAGGGCGCGGAGACTTCGATGGAATTGACCGAGAACCAATACAAGGTGTTCAGCCTCATGGGGAAGAACCGCCCTAAGGGGTATGGCGTCTCGGAAGTCAAGCGCACCATGCAGATGCACACCATCTGGCGCCCGGGAGGATTAGAGCCAATCTTGGTTTCCTACTTCGGAATTCCCATCGAGTATCGACCTCGGCCAAACATAATGTACACTCGTCAGGATGGGTCACTTGACGATGACGTTGCCGAGTTTGGGACCGCAACTGAAGGCGCGCCGAATCCTTTTGGCGGCGGTCCTGGCGTGGCAGATACGAAGTCTGACGCTGCTCACGACGCGTACAAGAAGAAGCGTCTCGAGAAGTACAGCAACAAGATTGAGCCACCGGCTCCCTTCAAGGAGGTTCTTGACATGCTGCTCGCTCGCTTCATCGATCAGGTCTCAGGCGAATCCGGCATCGCCTTGGGATCGGTTACACTGTGTGCACCGCAAGTGATCTTTGATCGGCGCACGCAGGCGCTCCAAGCCGCGCGTCTACAACGCTATGCCGAACTTCTTGCTCGCCCTTCTCTTCCTAAGACAAACCTCAAGAACGAGGTGGGACCAAAGGCGAGTGCCGCGCCGCGAGGAATCACGCAGTTGAACGAGGAATTGGCCATTCAGACTGGACGAGTTGGCCTCCTTATCAAGGAAGTACTCAAACACTGCGGATTCTTCATGCCCGGGGGTTCTCCACATGACGTTGCTACCGCTATTCGCAATCTTACTCAGATTGCGATGGAGGCTAGCAATGACGATGGGATACACCAGGTGAGCGGTGTGCATGACACGGACTACACCAAGATGGATGAAACGATCAGCGAATACATTTACAAGTCGCTCTTTGTCAAGTTCGTCCTGGCGTTCGTCCACCCGTCCGACTACGAGGAAGTCAAGAAGACCCTCGAGGACAATGTGGACATCACCACGATGCTCAACGGCAAATTAGTCAACACTGGCTACAAGAACAACAGCGGCTCTGGCGTGACTACGGAGCTCAACACGTTGGTTGCCGCTTTCGTTGAGTTCGTGACGACGTGCTATGCAGTCACGAAGCATACCTATCGGTTGCGACACGGCAAGGAACTGGATTTCGGCACTGTCAGGAAGAGTACCATCCGCACCGCGCTTGCGTTTTATACCGAGCATACCACCCTAACTCACGTTTTCTGGGGTGATTTTATGTTCACTGACAACACGCCCGACATCTGGAGCATCCCCTATGCTGTCATTGGCCCGAAGTTTGGCGACGACGGCGTGGGTGCTCATCTTCCCAACATCTCTGACGCGGATTGGAATGAAGCCGCGACGTACATTACAGGGACTATTGGGATGATCCTTAAAGTGTCGTTCTCGCGTCCTGAGAACGGTACTTTCTTCCTAGGACGCCATTATCCACGTCCGTTGGAGTCATTGGCTTCGTACGCGGATGTCGCAAAGGCATGCCGCAAGATCTCAGTCGCACGCAATGGCGACGTTGAGAAATACAAGCTGAAGCTCCACGGGTATTGGACAACCGACTCCAAGACTCCAGGTATCCGTGAATATCTCATCGCTGTCGCTCGCATGTACGACGTCGATCTGCATTGCTACGAAGGCATCGTAGAAGTTGACGACGAAGGCCGCCCTGTTCTCTCAAAGGAGATGGCGGACCTGCTTGCGAACGACAAGGACATGTTTTACCGCGTTGCTGGGGGACCGTACTGCGTCGAGGACGACGACGTCCCAATGATGCTTGAAGCCATCGCTACTCAGATTAACTTCGAATCGTCATCGGAGCTTGAGTCGTGGCTCGAGTCTCTTTCCAAATGCGCGACGTGGGAGGAACTTGATGCCTTCCAAATCCCTGGAGGGGACTACGACCCGGACGAGGAGCCAGAGTGCACCGTCCGTATGTCGGGTCCCGCTGCCAGTCTTCTTGCCGTAGGGTCGTCGCAGCCATCTGATATGGCTGACTGCTCACTTGACGACCTCGCAGCCGCAGCCGCAATTGCTCTTCAGGAGGGCGTTGTGGCTGGCTTCGATCTTAACGAAGGAGAAGACATGAACGCGTCTGACTCCGCCTCTTCGGCGTGAGTTGGGCGTGCAGCAACCCTCTCGACACGTGTTTCTTTCTACCTGCGTTAGCAGGGGGTGGTTCTTGGCACGTGTTATCCGTTAGGCAAGGCTAGCCGAATCGGTAGGGTCGAGTGAGAGATTGACCCCTCGAAAGCCACAGGCTTGTGCACTTTGAACGGTGCACAAAAGTAACGAGTTTGACTTCAGCCATGACGACAGCTGAAGTGTTGAAGCTGCGTGATATCGTGCGCTCGAAAGAGCCGATGGATGAGTTATGCAAACACAGACTCATCACACCGGAAGCGTGCGATTGGGTCAAGTTCGCTCTTGACCCCTTCCACGATCTAGAGCTCGAACACCTCCGAGGATATCCGGACGTGGCTACTGAGCCCACGGTCGTTGTGAAGGTGCGCCAGGCACTTACCGTGTCGAAGCCACCTGGCCTTTCAGACGGGCAAAATTGGGATTGCCATATTGCGCTTTCCCCCATTGACTTTTCACCAGTTGATAGGTCCGCCGTTAAGGCTGCCAAGGCGGTTCCTTTCGGCGATTCTGCACGTCCAACTCCTAACGTCGCCGGTGTGATTTACAAAGCCACCGGCACGCCGAGTTGTGCCAGGATGGATGGGTTGCTGATTAACAGCGTCCCAACCGACGCAAGTAACGGTGAGAACATGACTTTTACCCCTAGCCATTGCCCTATAACAGGGGCAGGCGGGTACCAGCTTCAACAGATCAACCTCGATGATTATCTCGATTTCGATGACACGGACTTCGGTGTTTACCGGATCCTTTACTCGGGATTTGAGGTGGTCAACACCACGGCACAGATTTACAAGCAGGGGGCTGTCACGGTGTACGAGTATGGTAATAGCTACGAAACGGCTGCTTCCATGCCCGCTAACATCGGCGCCTCGGCGGCTGACCAGCCGCCTTCCCAGCCAACTACGTACTTCAGATGCCCCCCTAACACGCTTGCCGAGGCTAAGATTATGCCCGGCTCGCATTCTTGGGCTGCCCAAGACGGCTGTTACAATACGGCCAAGTTCCAGTCTGACAACAAATTTCAGGGGATGACCCGTCGGCCATGGGCCATTTGCCAGAACAACATGACTGCACCTTCGAGTAGTGGTTATGTCGATGGTCAATATGGGTCGTTCGTGTCCGATGAATCGCTGTTTCAGTTTAAGACTGATGCTGGCGGCGGTATCGGCACCGCGGGACGTTACGGGGGACCTATGCATTTCTCGCAGATGAACACCACAGGTGCTTACTTCACCGGCTTGTCGAATCAGACGACTTTGTTCGTCACTTGGCGAGTCGGCATCGAGCGCCTGCCGGCGGCGAACAAGCCCGCGTTTTTAGCGCTGGCGCAGCCATCCGCGACCTTCGACCCCAATGCTTTGGTGTTGTACAACATGGTCGCTAATGTGCTCCCGCCGGGTTGCCCACAAGGTTATAACGACATGGGCAAGTGGTTCCGTTGGATATCTGATGCCGCGCAGAAGTCGATACCGACCGTTTACCCCATCGTCCGTACCGCTGCTATGCTTGCCAATACCATGGGTCGGCCCATTCTTGGGGCCGGTCTTACTGGATTGCAGCAAGTTATGAAGCCAGTGGCCGAGCGACAAGCGGCGAATCGACTTCAGCAAGCTATCCGCAACAAACAACAGCGGCAGCGTGGCAAACCTGCGGTCAACAATTGGGCCAAGCCATCCCAGACCGGCATTCGTTCTGGTGGCACAAACGGCCTCAGCTAGTCATCTTGACTAGACATTTCTCACTTAAATGTGATACAAGTCCAAGCTCATTGGTCAGAGCGAAAGACAAGAATAAGAACCATCACACACATGGGACAGGGTAGTCCGCTAGCCATCTTCGGCTAGTCGTTGCGTTCTTGCGCATTAAAAGTGGTTCGACTCCACTCTGGTTGTGAAAGCATGTGTGGTGCCTTAATAGGCACGCCTGTCG